GTATTACTTAATTATGAATTATGTTTTCATACTTTAAAAATATACCATCTTAGCTATTTTAAAAATAAAGCTTAATTGTAGCTATAACATGATTTGAATCAATCACTTTCATCTTTCAAATAAAATTAGTTGAGGTTTCTTCCCCTTAAAAATGTCGTTAACGGTGGAGAATACGGCAATTTTTGGTTATAATAAGTATATCAAAATACTTGAAGCTAAATTAAATATCATGACGATTGTAAGACATAAATTTAAAGCTCAACGTTGCCGGCAGGACGGTTTTAAATTTGCCTCTAAAAAAGAACTCAAAAGATATAATGAACTAAAAATACTCCAGCAAACGGGAGAAGTTAAATTCTTTCAAAGACAAACCCCATGGCATTTACCGGGAGGAGTCAAATACGTACTTGATTTTCAGGTAAAATGGTCTAACGGAAATGATACTTATGAAGACGTAAAAGGTTACAAAACTCCGCTGTATTTAACAAAAAAGAAAATGGTAGAAGCAATTTATCCCATTAGAATTACAGAGATTTAAACTATCATGGATTACAATAGCTTAACCTCGGATATGCAGACCTACATGTTACGTAGCGATACTCCTTACGTAACTAAGATACCTGACCTTATCCAGCAAGGCATAATTAGGGTATATAATAATGCCAAGGATTTAGGGTTTGAAATCATCACTACTTTTAGGAATATACCGGCAGGAACATTTGTTTTAACTAAACCCGGTAATTGGTTGGATACGGTTAGCATTCAAATGTATGATGCTAATTTTAATGTATATTTCCTTCAATCAAGAACATATTGGCCGTATTATCAAAATGCAACGAGAGCTAGGCCAAAATATTATGCCGATCATACAGCTAATGTAAATAATGCTCAGTTAGCTAATACTTACGGTCAATTTAGATGGTTTTTTGCTCCCGTAAGCGATGCAACTTATAATTTTGATGTTATATACCGAGGTATTCCGTTATTCAATGCAGATAATTCTACTAACTTTTTAACCCAGAGATGGCCTGATTTACTTTTATATTCATGCCTTATTGAAGCTTGCTTATTTCTTGATAACGAGGAAAAAAGAGTAAAGTATCAATCCATGTTTGATCAGGAGCTTGCCACTATAAATAATATGAATACAAATAGAAGTGCCGATAGAACAGTAATAAGAGAAAATAATTAATGCGTGTACCGTTTGTTTATAAACCGGGTATTCAAAGAGACGGGGGAGATTTTCAAGATGAGTACTGCATTGACGGTCAGTGGATAAGGTTTGTCGGCGGTAAAATAAGAAAGATGAAAGGACAGCAAGAATTAGTAGCTCCTGAACCTCTAGAGGGTATCACGTTTTTAGATATGTATTTTAACGGGACGAATCCTATTTTAATTTATGCTACTATTGACGGGGTACATCGATGTATTGTTAATGACGGACTAACTAATATTAGTAACGATACGGAAGTTCTTGGGGGACTTGATAATAACCTTAGCAGAACATGGCAAGGGGTTAAATTCATCAAGGACGGTAGAGCTGCATACGGCTTACTTATTACCTCTAACGGCAATAACATGTTAAGTAATGTTAACGGTACTTTATCTTGGCGCTATTTGGATGAGGATGCACCTTTTGAAGTTCCGCAGCAGGTTGAAGCTTCGGGCGGTATATTATATTCTAATCCGTGTTTGTTTTTATACGGCAATAACGGCACTTTACTTTGGAGCAGAACAAGCGATCCCCTTAATTTTAGCGGTGAAGATTCAGGGAAGGAGACCATATCCGAAAACAAACTTATTTTTGGAGCAAGTATTAGAGGCGGTACGAATGCCCCTAGTTTTTTATTCTGGACTGAAAACTCAGTAATATACTTGACCAACGTTGCCGATAGTAACGCTCAAGTTCCCTTTGATTTTCAAAGAGAAGTAGTAACAAACAATTCATCGGTCATGTCTTTTAGGTGTATAGTCCAGTATGATAGTTTATTCTTTTGGCTTGGAACGGATCGTGCTTTTGTTTACAACGGGATAGTCGATAGTATAAGAAATGATGTTAACTTTCAGTTTTTTTTAGAAAATGTTGATTTAACAAAAAGACAGAAAATTTACGGTTACAAAGTAGCTCGGTATGGTGAAATCAGATGGGCTTATCCGGAAAAGCGTTATAGCAATAGAGCCGATATCGGATGTACTAGAGAGCTTGTTTATAATGTTAGAGAAAATAGCTGGTATGATAATGAGGTTCAAAGAGACTGCGCTACCGTATATGAAGCAAGCGGGGATATATTTAGTTTTGGCGATAGCTGCAGAAACTACCCGTATAATCCTGATAACGCTTATAAAGCTATCTGGAAACAGGAAACGGGATACGATGAAGTTAGAAGAGACGGGTTACATTATAATATCCCCTCATTTTTTACTACTCCGTATTTTGGATTATCGGCATTTAATCCTGCTAAAAACGGTAGCGTAATTGATAAATATTTGGTACTTGATCAAATAGAGCCTGATTTTCCTGCTCCGGAAGGATATACTAGAACTGTAGACGATATTCTAGATATAGGAGTAAGTTATAGAAAATATGCGACTACTCCGAAAACTGCCACCCACCCGGTTAATTTTAATTTAAACGCTGCCGATAGTCCCGGTAAAATAGATTTTAGGGTTTCGGGAAGATTTATGACTATTACTTTTGCCTGCCGATACCCTTATAATGTCGGGAATATTTTAATGTCCCCTTCGGGGATATAAAATCCCTCGCCTTTCAGGCGAAGGGAAGATAAACTGAAGTCGTGCCAACGACGAAGAGCAAGGGATGAGAAATTATAGAAGTAATAGCCACAGTAAGTACGACTTAAAAGTCCATCTAATATGGATACCAAAATATAGGAAGAGGTGTTTAACAGGAGGAATAGCTGAAAGAACAAGAGATATACTGAGGCAAATTTGCATGGAGCATGAGGTGCAGATTGTTTCAGGGAAAGTAGCAGCTGACCATGTTCACATGTTTGTATCGTACAGACCACAGCTAGCACTTAGCAAATTAGTGCAATATTTGAAAGGCGGTAGTTCAAGAATTCTATTACAGGAGTATGCTAGTCTCAGAAAACAATTTTGGGGAAGACATTTATGGGCAAGAGGGTACATGGCTATTAGTTCGGGAAATATTACGGATGAACTAATACAAAGGTATATAGAGGAACAGGAAGGCGAACCGATGGAGTTAGGTCAATTTCAAATTGACTCCACGTTATAACCCCTCAGCTTAGAGCTGAGGGTGGTTCAGTTAAGTTAAGGGCTTAAAATCCATAAACAAAAAAGAAATTATCACCTGTATTAAACAATACCAATTAAAATAACAGGTAATCTCAACAATTATTTAATAAACAGTTGAAAAGTAGACTAAATAGCTGTTTTAATGGAAAGGTATTTATTACTCATCATAATGAAAGTATCAGAACAGAAAAGCCTTACAAGAGAACAGAAAGAAGCTGTAGGATTACTGTCTATAGGCACATTCCTTGAATATTTTGATTGTGTGACCTGAAACTTCTTTATCAGATTAAAAGAAAGATAAAGACAAGCTATATTATATTGATGGTTAAATTCCATCTTCCCAGACATCGGGATAAAAGTATATGCCACACGATTATAACTGGCAAATATAATTGTGCAAGCATGGCATAAAAGGGAGTAACTCAAAACTCTATTGGGAATCCTCTCGAACAAAGTTGAGTATGGTGACGAGAGAAATTTGTATTAGAACCTTCGTCATATTCGAAATGCGAAATAGAGTTGATAAGTACGCATTACCAAAAGGTAAAGGGATAATAGAAATCGGAATGGTCGAGTCTGATTTGATGTTCTTAAATATCCTCGGAGGAAAGCAAGCACCTAACCTCAACATGAAATTATAATATAGAACAGGATAACTAACATATTGCTCTTCATTATGCTCAATACATTTTCCTATTTTTGATAATGTAAGCATATTGAAGAAGGTGCCAACCGCAAGCTCTATGTTAGAGGGATTGTCTCAGAAGCAAATGCCTAGGGTAATACCTAGGATAAGCAGACGGAGACACGATGGTTTGGATGGTAAAGTTGTTAGTAGTAGTTAATAGGTTATGAGCCAATCATTATGATTAGGTATGAATGGAATGAGATTCCTTGGCGAAAGCTAGAAATTAAAACATTTAAGCTACAAAAACGAATTTATCGAGCCATGCAACAAGATAATATCAAACTTGTACATAAGTTACAAAGATTGATGTTAGCGTCAACAAGTGCAAGAATACTCGCTACTCGCAAGGTAAGCCAAGATAACAGAGGACGCAAGACAGCTGGGGTTGATGGAAAAATAGCTCTTACCCAAAGAGAAAGGATGAACTTAGCTTTATCAATTAATTTAAAGGGAAGGAGCAAACCATTAAGAAGAATCTGGATTGCGAAAAATGGGACTAATGAAAAACGTCCTCTTGGTATACCTACGATAGAAGATAGAGCAAAACAAGCACTTTTAAAGATGGCACTGGAACCTGAGTGGGAGGCAAAATTTGAGCCTAACTCTTATGGTTTCAGACCTGGCAGGTCTGGGCACGATGCAATTGTCGCCATACATAATGCAATTACGAAAAAAACAGGTTATGTACTAGATGCAGATATATCTGGGTGTTTTGACAATATAAATCACCAAGTATTGCTAAATAAGCTTGCAACTACCCCGATGAAAAGACGAATTATTAAAGGGTGGTTAAAAGCCGGAGTAATTGATGGAGAAGTATTTTATACTACCAAGAATGGAACACCGCAAGGCGGGGTAATATCTCCTCTACTTGCAAATGTTGCACTTCACGGATTAGAAAAAGATACAAAGGATTCTCTAGCTAAAGATCTTCTTGAAGATTTTAAAAAGAAGACTGGAAGAAGCAGTAACATCAAAGCTCAAACAGCAATTAGCATAATTCGTTATGCAGATGATTTTGTTGTTATTCACGAAAATAAAGAAATTATTATGAAGGCAAAAGCAACCATAGAAAAATGGTTAGCAAACATCGGGCTAAAACTAAAAGAATCGAAGACAAATATTGTGCATAGTTTAAATAGCGATAATGGTCAAAAACCAGGATTTGACTTTTTAGGATACACAATAAGACAATTTCCAGATAAAAATAAAAGAAGAGGCTATAAGTCTTATACTATACCAAGTAAACAAGGACAAAAAGAGCATTTGTTAACTATCAAAAAAATCTTAAGGAATATGATAGCAGTGCCTCAGGAAAAAGTAATAGAAAAACTCAATCCAATAATAAAAGGATGGAGTAATTACTACACACCAGGGGTATCAAGTAATATCTTTAGGAAGATGGATCACAAGCTTCATAAGAAATTGTGGCAATGGTCAATAAGGAGACATCCTGAGAAGTCTAGGGCTTTTGTACAATTCAAATATTTTAGACAACATGGCAACTATAAATGGAGATTTATGACACATGGTGGCAAGTTTATGATCCTTCATTCGGAACATAAAATTAAACGTCACATCAAAGTCATAGGAACTAAATCACCATATAATAGCGATTGGGAATATTGGACAACACGTCTTGGAAAAATGCCAGGAATAAAACCAAAGCTAGCGAAACTGAACCACCCTCAGCTCTAAGCTGAGGGGTTATAACGTGGAGTCAATTTGAAATTGACCTAACTCCATCGGTTCGCCTTCCTGTTCCTCTATATACCTTTGTATTAGTTCATCCGTAATATT